GGGTCTCTCATGCATTCAATTTCTCAATTTACTCGCTATGAGGTCTACAACAGATTGGGACAATTTAGGTTCTCCCGAAGAGGAACTTTTAGGGTTAAGCTGAGGGACTTTTGGTTTCACATCTTCAAAATCACTAAAATCCTTTAGTGCCAATGCGTTCGTTTGCTCAGACAATAAGCCCATCCAGACCTCATCCACTGGACGATCGGGAGTGAAGAAAGTACGTTTTTTTCCCCGTTTATCAATAATAAAATTGCTCACAGGAATTTTCACTGCTTCATACGTATGTTTACCGTCTGGATAAACTTGTCCGATACGTTTGTAACCTGGGGGCAGGGGATCTTCTATCTTTCCAAATAGTTTACTCATGCTTGTCGACGTAGTTACATCATTATAACTTGCATATTTAGCCACATTAATAGAAGACTGCGTATAAGATCCTGTTGGCAGGGTCAAGTCAAACAGAGCTGGTAAGGTACTCACCACGATCTCTAGGGTTATCGCTAAGGCTGTGGCTGCACTGTTAGCAAAGTACTCTACAGGTACTATACTACATCCAGAACTTGTGTAACCATAAGCGCCCGAAATAGCTGATGCCGCATCTGAAAAATAACTTAGCAGAAATCTGCCATATTGATTGAAAGTGATGGTATTCCCATCAGAACGAACCACTCCCTCAGACCATATAGCAGCAGCTGCTGGGGCTGTTGTACCAAAAGGCAAAACACTAGTTATTGGGGCCACAGCCGCAAACTCTAGACTTCCTGGAGACACAGATGTTTCTCCAAGCTGAGGGCCCATTAGCTTTACGCGATATTTAACATACAACCTTCCACCTGTTCCACCGGAACTAGAAAGGGAGGTACGAACAAAAAGCGTTCCAGCCGCTGAAATATTACCTCCAGCACCCTCATATGTCAATTTCTTAGCATTGGGCGCATTCAACTTATTGTCGTAGGTTAAAGTTATAGGAGCAACACTCCAAAAAGGGCCACTGGCATAACTAGAAAAAGTAGCGAGCTCCTCAATAGTTGTGGGAGCCACATCCAAATTGTTGTATTCTATGCCCATATGAACATCCCCAGACACGCTTGTAGCTGTATTTGTTTCATACACAAATTCTAGATAATCAAACACAAACTCATCAAAATTTGAAGCAATGATAGCTAACCAAGGACAGAAGGCTGGGTTGCTAGCAAAAATGGTATATGCAGTTTGAATTTCAACTGTGGCACTTTTCGCAATTGTATCGATCAATTCTGTGTGTTCAATCGTACACGCATCCTTTGACACCCAAACCATTTTTGGAGCTTGATTTTTTGTCAAAAAACCCGCTTGGGTGGGCGCACAAATTTGTTTAGAGATGCCCAATTTTTTGTCTTTTTTAAAGGGGATATGTGTTGCCTTAGAGATTTTTTTCTCCAGTCTCTTTGCCGCTCGTTGAGCGGTCTTTTTCTTTTTTTGTCGATCCCATATGTACCGACTTCTTTGTTGATTTCGTCATTAAAATTCCTTTCGTGGTAATTTTAAGAGGTGCGACCTCACCACTGCAGCGATTGACTGAAACCGGCATTTTTGTC